GTTACTTGTTGTTCTCTTTGATAAGTTAATCCTACTAATTCACCATCACCTCTAACTCCATAAATAATTTGATTAGGTTCTTGTTGATATGCAATCTGTGTTAAACCACCTTCACTAATGTGTTCTGCAAGAATAGTCATATCGGGAGCAGTATAACCATCTACATCAAAGTTATAAGCTAGTTCTCTAATTTTTCTTTTTGCTCTTTGTAAAAATAATGTTGCATTACCTACAGCTATAGCATCTACATTAGCTGCACCATGATTAGATTGTTTTTTAATTAATATGTTTGTAGGTGTAACTGCACTATCTGTACCACCTCCACTTACTGTAAATTCACCACCTGCTGTACCAATAATTAAAGTTCTAGTTGCTGTCATAAATCTGATAGCATTAACTTGGTTAGATGCGATTGTATAAATGATTGCATCATCATCAGCTATTGTTCCGCCAATGTTTGCATCCATGTTTTCATAATCACCAGACTTTGAAAAGAATATTGTTTGTGGTTGATCAGTTGTTCCTGCAAATACTAATCGTTGTTCAAAAAAGGTTACGCAAGAAGGATGACCTGTGGTGTCAGAGAAAGCTCCTAGTCTCCAATCTTCTGATGCGGTAGCTGATCCTAAATCTTTTATAATTTCTACTGTAATATTTGTTGTATCTGCTCTTGCAGTAACTTTCATATAACCATCTCTAAAATAAATTAATCTTCCAATATCAGTTGCTAAAAATCCACTACCACTATTTATTCCTGTAACTGCACTAGCAACTACTGCAACTCCTGTACCTACAGTATGTGATGCTGGATTTAAAGTTGTTGTAGTAATGTTAGCATCCATGAATGGACCATTCGTAAAATCTACATCTGTTAATGTCCAAGCAGTATGACCAGTACGAGATAATTTTTCTACCTCATGCTCTGGATGCGTTATGTACATGACGTCTGCCGATTGTGCGAACTTAATATCAAATAGTTGTGCAGTAGTATAAGGTGTTGCTAGTTCAAAAACTTTATTAGATACACCACCAGAAGTATAAGTAGTAAATGATGAACTGTTTATATCAACTCCATCTTTATCTTGTAGTTCAAATGTGTTTGTTGTTTTGTCTGCAACTAAAAATCTTTTACCATTAACTTCTGTCATACCGCCAACAGCAGTAATTACTACTTCATCACCATTAGAATAACCATGAGAGTTAGCGGTTACTACAGCAGGATTAGCTTTAGTAATTGCAGTTATAGTTTTGTCTCCTTCTAATACAGCACCACTATCTTTGTATACTCTCATTTTTAAATTAGAAAACTCCAACATATAAGTTTGTGTTGTAGAAAATTCAAAAGGGATTAGTCTTGTTTTGTTTGCACTATTAGCAACTTCTGCAACAAATGTAGAACCGGGTCTACGAGCTGCTGAACCATGTGGGTATACTACTAAATTTTCTAACGTTGAACAACCAGACGTATATTTAGCTAAATCAGTTCTACCATCTAATCTTGGAGATAGCTCACCACCTGTAAAGTTTGTTAATTCAACTGCAACCCTAGCCATGGTCTAAAACCTTGAGTTAATAAATGTACCTGCGTCTATAACATCTGCCATACCTAAATCTTGATCAACATTTTGACCTTCAGTTGAATCTACAAATCTAGCATCTTTTAATTTTTCTTGATATAGTTGATACATATTTTGAGATGTAGTATTATTAGATGTAACTGCAAAAGCAATATCAGCACTTAAAGATGCAGATAATGTTTCTCTTAATAATTCATCATATTCATTTGGATCAATAACTCTAGCAACATATAATATTTTCATAGTTTCTGTGTTACTTAAAACTTTTCTACCTTCTACTTTATAATTAGAATCATAGTCTAATATCTTAAGTAGTCTTAAACAATCTGCTGGTAATGTATATGCAAACTTAAAACCCCATGCTGGAGCTGTACTGTCTGCTGCAATTTGTATTCTTTTTTGTAAACAGTTCCAAGGATGAGTTCTAAATAAAGCATCTCTTACTTGGGTAAATCTTGAGTTACAAAGTCTAGCATTTTTTGAATCTTCTGTAAGTGAAAGTATAGTTGTAGCTCCTAGTTGATTTAATGCTCCATTACATATTCCTACTATTGATGCCATACTACCTCTTTATAATATACTTGCGTCTTATTTGTCTATCTTTTTCTAACGCAAATATTTCTTCTGTTGTTCTTTCTTCTTTAGTGTCAAAGCCATAATGATTTTTAGAATCGTTTTGAAACCTATCTACTAATACATACCTATACACATAATTATCTTTTTTAAAATGTAATACAGGTTTTAAATCTTGTATCTTTTTCATGCACTCTAGGGGGTTTTCACTCTCGCTTCCACCCCCTAAAATTTTATTTATTAGTCTAGAACGTAAGTAATTACTCCATCCACATCATCATCATTGGCTAAAGCCTGAATGCTTTTGATTTGAATGACAACTCCATCCTTACTGTCAAATTTGTGGTTTCCACCAAGCAATTTTTGAGCAGCAGTATTACCTTCCATTGTAAAGTAACCAGCAGTATCTACATCTAATCCATCAACCATGCTATCTACATCTTCGGCAACTGTTTCGCCTGATGTATTAACATATGCTTGATTTCCAATGTCAATCGTTGCTGAACTAGCAGTAATGTTACAGTAAAATCTAGATAAACCACCTATGATTTTTACTCTTCCTGCTGGAAGTTTTCCTAATACAATTATAGAACCAGCATCACCGACACCATCTTGATTAAAAGAGAAAGCAAGTGTTCTTAATTTACCAGTATTACTTCTTGTAGAGGCTTTGACTAAAGGAGTAGCTATTGTAGCAGCATACTCTGTACTATTTTGTGTTGTTACAGCCATATTAATATCCTCCTATTATGCTTCTGTGCAAGTTATTGGCACAACTTTTTCTTTTTCCATTCTAGTAGCTCCAATGCTCATGCAGTAGTAAACTTGAGTAGCATACGATTTGTCTGCTCTTTCGTCTATTCTTGCATTTACATCTTTACCAATTCCCAAAGTAATACCATCTTGTGCAAAGGCTATGACAGTTCTGTCATTTCCAGTTTTTGCAAGTCTAGTAGACGTTGTGAATTTAAACCCAAGAAACGTATCAACTTCACCATTAACCAGTGCTTTCACTGTGTTGAAATCAGAACTCGTTACTTCAGTTGTTCCTAGAAGATTAGTAATTTGCTCAGGACCACATATTATGTGTCTAGGGATTGAGGGATCAACACTAGCTGAATCAAGAAGCTGTTTAGCAGTTCTTAATTTAGTAATATTTAAACCTGTTCCTGTACCAACACTAGCAGCGATGGCTGTTTGAGCAGTTTCACTACCAGAACCAGTTTCACCTGTTGAGGCTGTACCAGTTGCAGCAGCGATAATAACATCATCCATTGCTCTTCCCATTGCGAAAGCAGCGGCTTGTGCGTAAGATGATGTAGGGTCAATTAAGAGCCTTACTTTGTCTTGTTGATCAATAAGATCAGCATACTCATAATCAGCTAAAGATACTCTTCTTCTTGAGTGAGGTGTATCTATTTGCGGAGTGTCTGAGTGTCTGCTAGTTTTTAACTGAGCAGTTACCGAACCCACTTGGTCAAAGAAAGCATTTTTTCCAACAACACTTTCCTGTCTGACTTTGTCTCTTAATAATGATCCCATTTGTTGAGATAACATTTGTATGTTAGCAGAATACTGCTGTACAAATGCTGTAGTTATTTGTGATGACATAATTGTCTCTCCATTATTATTATTGTTATTATAAAAATCAGAAAGGTTATCTACTCACATGAGTAGGCTATTCTTGGATTTAAACTCTTTTAGAGTAGAAGTCTATTCCTTCTTGCCAGTAAGGTTCTTGCGAATTTTCTTACCTACTATCCAATTATAATATTTTTCAGCGATTGGCAAGGGATCATTTTTCTGAACTTCAGATCCTGTCTCCTTAACCAACCGCAATACTTCTAATCGAATTTCTCTATCATTAAGATTATTGATCTGCATTTAGCATTTCTCTTAATGTATAAACTTGTTGTACTGCTTTATCGTGATCTGGATGTTGCTTATTCCAATAAGGTCCATCAGTATCATTAGTAATAGCTGATATTTCAGTTTCAATGTCAGTAACTGTATTTACATTTTCACTTTCAGTTGAAACAATTTTATCTTCTGACATCATTCCTGCTATTTTTGCAAAGCCTTTTATTATTTCTGGATGGTCTCCAAGCCTTGTACCATTTGATAAAGTCATATCTAATACTTCTGGATTAATATTAGCTTTAGCTAATGCACCAGCTTGTTTAACTTTACCATCAAAGTCTCTACCCCATTCTTGTCTCAACTCTTGTTCAGCTTTAGATTGAGCAGTTTCAGTGTCTATTTTTGCTTGTTGTGCAGTACCTTCCATATTATTTTTATAAAAATCTAATATACCTTCTGCTTGTTTATTATTTAATCCTAACTTATGAGATTGTTCTGCAAAAGATTTAATAGCACCTTCATCCATATTAACTACATCTGACTTAACATCAAAAGTATATTTCTCTGGAGATTCTGGTCTACCTAATTTTGCGTAGGCTTCATCCCATGTTTCTTGTCCAGAATTTTTTGTTGGTATAACTATTTTATCTTGACCAATCATTTTAGTTGCGTTGATATAACTTTTTGCTAACGCATCTATTTCTGTAAACTTTTCTATACTAGGATCATTTCTAAAATCTTCGCTAATAGAATCTTTCCAAGATGATGTTGGTTGTGCAGCGGGGGTTGTTGGTTGTGTTGTTTCTGTAGTCGTTGTTTCTACAGGCACAGTTTCCTGTGTTATCTGTTCATTTGACATTTTTATTTTTCCTTATCTTTTCGTAGCATTGATTTAATAAATAGAATGACACTACGTTGTCCTTCCATGTATGCACTTTCA